TACTGATCAGACCTCGGTTTTCACCGTTATACAGATCATTTACCCATTATTATACTGATCAGACCTCGGTTTGCCGTTATACAGATCATACACAATGACTACGTTCAACGCTACGATTAAACGCGATTTATCGCATCTACGCGCCGAAGAACCAGTTGTCGAACTACAAATGTTCGATAATATGCGTGCCATACCAAAGGCACTACTTGAATTACTGAACAGTTACCGTTCAGTACCTGCTGAAGTCACATCAACCTCAGCTCAAGTTCGCGAAACTATGTCAGCTTACACAAATATTGCTGATTTAGCAACAGGTAACATGCAGGATTTGAAAACCCTGCTTGCTCAGATGACATCTGAGCCACAAGACGCATTTTCAATAAAATCGATTATGCGCAACATTACAACCCATCCCGTTGGAATTCTTAGCTCTACTACTAATCTGCTAAGATCTAATGATGCAACTACGTTTATGGCTTCCTTTACGAGTCTCTTTTCCTTAATTGGATTGGAGGCAGGACTAATTGAGAAGGCCAAGGCACAATGGTCACCAATAGATATTTCTGGACCAAATGTGGCTACATACCAAGCTAATTCTAGTATGATTAAATTATGTTGTTTATTGGTGTCTATTTTAGGAGAAGGCACCGATGTTGTCGGAACTGTGATGAAAGGACTTCGTAATTCACAAAAGGATCACGATTCCGTAAAGCGCCTTATCGAGGAAATCGAAGATATGGCGGAAGACCTTGGAATGGGGTTCTCAACTCGAACAAAAGTAATTCGCGAGTTGAAGACTCAAGTTGAGGGATTAATGATCTCTCTACACGAATTTGATTCAATTATGGCTATCTCACCTGCAAGATTTTGTAGGTCAGATTCTTACAATAAATTTCTGGAAGTAGGAAAAACCCTACATAAATTTAAAACTGAAATTGCGACTATTAAAATGAAAGATTTCGTGGGTACTTCCATGAATGCCGAGATCCAACTGTTGGACGCTCGGTATCAGAAAATGAAGACTATTATTACCAAGGTGAGAGGGTGCAACGCGGAACGTGTTAAGCCCACAGGGATTTGTTTAAAAGGCGAATCTCAGATTGGAAAATCTCATCTTATGACCAAAATTGAAAAAGACATTAGGAATGGACTTTACGCTAGATTTGTAGCAGATCCTGAAAATGAAACTTTGCAAGCGTTTGCTGATGCAGATCAGTGGACGACTTGGTCTCAGAATATGCGAGACAAATATGATCAAAACTACAATGGCCAACAAGGCCATAGTATTGATGATGCTTTTAGTTCACGTGAGTGTCTAGAACATCAAGCAATCATCAATTGGATTTCAAACAGACCTGTACCAACTTATCAGGCTGAAATGCAATCAAAGGGAGATCCTTATGAGTGTAAGTATTTACTTGCTTCTTGTAATAATTTCCCTCACCAATCAGTGACAATTAACAATATCGACGCTCTTTGTCAACGCTTCCCAATTTATGTTCACGTCTGTATTAAACCAGAGTTGGACAATCCACAATTTCGAGCAGACCTCAAAAATCGAGGTGAGATTGATTGGGAGTTTAACCATCTTCAATTTCACTTATCAAGTGGAATGGACCAATATAACAATGCTGGTCCTGTATGCGTGCCTGGAGGTTGTCGAAATGGACGAATCGTATCCTATGAACAACTTATGGATACTATCTTAAATAATCTCGTTATGAATCAGAGTCGATTTGATTCTATTCAAGCCCAGACAGAAGCTCGCTTCCAAGGAAAACGAGATGATGAATACTATGACTCGAACCAAGAGGATTGTAAAGGATACGTTAGTGGCTGTGAAGCAGCTATGATGTATCTAACATCGGAACATCCTACAGTCTATAGGACTATTGATGATTTACCTCAATCTATCCAAGTTGCGATGAGGACTGCTAAGACGACAAATGAACAGTTTATTGTTCCAGAAGCTTTCCGCGCTAGTCAAGGAGATAGGTTGGTTGATTATATGAACTTTTGTTCCTGTGATCTTCCAGCTGTTTTCTATGCAGCTAAACATTATGTTCCTTTAAATAGGTTTAAGGAGGAATGGCAATTATTCTTTGCACGACCTTGTGTGATTGGCCTTGATGCTAATTACGTATGGATCAATAATGACATTTACTTTAATGATTTTAGGTCCTTAGGTGACCTTATAGATCTCTATCAAGATTTTCCCCCAGAAACATATGGACAATGGCTTTTACGAAACTTTCCTTTTCTTGAGAAACTGTTTAATATATTTGGAGAATGGTCAGGATCTATTTGGAGCGGTTTGCTCTATGCACTTTTATGTGTAGTTGGATTATCTTCCTTTGCGGCTTGGAGTATTATCACAAGTATCCAAGCTTTTTGTTTGAGCTCTTCTATTGGACATTTTATTTTAATTTTAATTTGTTTTGCTTTAATGTATATTTTATATCGTTTAGTTTATTTTATTGTTATGAAAACTTTACATTTAATTAGTGAAGCAACTTGGATGTTATTCCCTGGAATGAAGTCCCTTTTCTATTCTGCTGCTGCAGAAGAGCGTGTTGAGTATGAGAGTGAAAATTCTTCTCATTACGTGCACGAGCCTTTGAAATTGACTCGACGTGTGACTGTCATAGGTTGTAAACCTGATGGAACATCTATAATTCCCTATGAGTGGTTTAAAGGATTGGCGAGAGCTGATGGGACCCCAGTGACCTGCTCCCCAGGTAAAGTTTGGAGAATGCAGGTTGAAGAGACTGCCCTTATTGGAGCTGTGGTCATGGATTCAGATGGAGTCGTACACCAAAAGTATGTACGATCTTGTATGGATGCTATTGCAACTTTAATTACTGACCGATTTTCAAAAACTACATCTATCAATATAGATGCTTTGACACCAACAAAAGATTCAATCCAACAGACTGTTCGTACTATTGAAGAAGTTTTACTCCCAGTAGTTAGTTTTAAATTAATGCTGGGGGATGTGGAATATGAGAAAGGATATGACCAAGCAATTCAACGATCTAAAAAGACGTGGAGAACTGCTACTCTTGAGAAAGGGGCTAGTGGTTCGGGTGGTTCTAAACCCCGGGACAGACGATCTAGGCGACCAGCCAGGCCAACCAATTTTGAAAACGGAATTGAAGGAAACTGGAGAACCTGTGATCCTGAAGAGGGTCGCAAGTTGTACGAAGAAGGCAAAGCCAGACAGAAAAATCATAGGAATAAAGAAGTTGATTCTGATTCTGATGATGAGGCTGTTTTGGAGAAAGGTGCCTCAGGCTCTGGTGGATCAAAACCCAGAGATCGTAGATCAAGACGCCCAGCAAGGCCAACACAATTTGAGAAGAGGCTCGTTGTTTTGGAGAAATTTAAATTTCCACAACTTAGTGACCCCGATTCTGATTTCGATATGAAAGAATATTGCCCAAGTGAGCAAGAAGCTTACTTAACACTAGATGACAAAGACAAATTAGAAGAAGATGATATTATTGAAATTTCTTCCATGGAAAACCCAACCTTATTAAATGCAATTTATCAATCGGCTATCTCATTTTTACCTGATGGTCCAACTTATCAGGCTGCTGTTGATAGTGCTGCATTAGATATGATGAGAAAGTGCGTAAATACAATCTTATGCAAAGTTACAACAGAGTATGGTTCACTTGGGGGATGGGGATATGACACATTTGTTTATGCCCCCTCTCACATTGTTGAACGTGTAGGAGAAACAGCGATTTGTACTCGTAAAGTACGAAACCAAGAATCCAAATACAATTATCGAATGATTTGTGTAGCTTACAAGAAAGAATGGGAATTATGTTTATTTAAGATTCTACCCATTAATCACTCTTCTTATAAGGGTGATATTGACCGACCTATTAATGACTTAGTTTTCACTAAAGACCTTATGAAGTATGTTCCTCTTTCCTGTGATGTTGCTGGAATATCTAAAATTAAAACTGTTATTCAATATCTCCCAGTCAGTGATCTTATTTGTTCAGGTAAAGCTGAATATGTTGAGAATTACGTTGTCAAAACAGTAAATGGAGAGTGTATCAACACTAATATCTATGCCATTACAACTATGAGAACTCTTGGAACACACACTCAAGATGGCGATTGCGGAGGATTTGTAGTTATGCTGGATCCTTACTCGACAAAGAAACTGATTGGAATGCATTTCGCGGCTCAAACACGATGCGGTGCTGCAATGTCAATTGTTTGTACTAAAGAACGATTTATGAAATTATTATCTGAGTCAAAATTATACGAAGAAACCTCTTCTGTTAAATTTCAATCTCTACCAACGTTTCCAAAGATCAATATGGCAGTTCAACATGAACTGGATAGTTTTGATCAGTATGTCAATGATGGATTAGGTACTCACATGCCTGATAATAAAAATGAATCCGACCCTGCATTCGTTTACTTAGGAGATCTCGATTTTATGGAGCCCCCTTGCGACCTTAAAGGAAAGACCGATCACAAACCTAGTGTTTTCCACGGAGTATTCCCTGTCACTAAAATTCCCTCAGCATTGATTGAATCTCAAGTTAAGGATACTTCACAATTAGCTCTAGATGGAAATGGACGACCGAATATTTTAAAGACCCAGTTAAATGCTAATGGTGATGGAAAGCATGTTATGGACCAGAGAATCCTGGACATCATGTTACCACAATTAATTGATCACTTTAAAGGAGTTTTGAACGGAGAATCGATTGGAACATCATTAAATTTTAAAACAGCTCTCTGGGAGAGTGTTAATGGACAATTCTTTAACCCAAATTATGAGAAAATTAATTTTAAAAGCTCGGCTGGTATCCCTTGGAAACAAATGGGGGCCCCAGTTAAGAGCTCATTCTTTGAAGATGTCATGATTCCCAATCCGCTCAATAGATCGGAATATGTTGAAGGAAAAGCTTTTCTTAAGGATGAAAGATCCTTATTCCTTAGGAAAGTTATCAAGCACAAATTGGAAGAGGCAAAGAATCTACGTCGAACCTTTTCGATGTGGAAATGTTGCCTCAAAGATGAGGTAAGAGCAATTAAGAAAGTAACCACTGGAATGACACGTTGCTTCCAATCACCACCAATCGAGCTTGTTTTATTTGGGCGTATGTTGCTTGGGAGATTTAAAGCACAATATAAAGCTAATAGGAATCGACTTTTTCACGCTATTGGAATCAACCCCATGAGCCCCGATTGGACTGATTTGGCTCAACGACTTTTGAAGCACCCTAATTATATAGACGTCGATTATAAAAACTTTGATCAGCGTCTCCTTGTTCAGGCTATGGAAATGGCAGCAATTATAGTTGTGGAAACGATTTTTGCAACTGAAAAGAATAGACAATTAGCTAATGCACGTTATGTGTATTTTGATGAAGTAATCCGTGCTTTTTGCGTGGCCAATCGTACCGTTTTCCAAACTGAACATGGTAATAAATCTGGAAACATCTTTACTACTGAATTTAATAATATTGTTAACACCATATATTCCTGGTACGTTTTCATTAAAGTAACAGGAAATACATCTTTTCAATACTATTTGGAAAATGTAGAAGAAGCTAATTTTGGAGACGACAAAATTTTATCTATCTCAGACCTCGTGATCGAGGTTTTCAATTTCTTTTCGTACAAGAGAGTTTTAGAAGAATTAGGACAAGTAATTACTCCTGGTGATAAATCAGAAGAAATTAGATCCCATTCGAAAAATCTTTCCGATATGATCTTTCTGAAGCGACATTTCGTCAAGTTTGGAAGCATTTGGATTTGCCCCCTTGATAAAGACTCCATTGAAGGAGTTTTTAATTATTCCTCACTCGAAGACGATGAGGTCGAGGAGTGGTTCTCCACTATTCTCGAACAATTAGTGGAAGCCTCTTTATGGGGCAAGAAGTATTTTCATCAATTTCAGAAAACGCTCCTCAAATTC